CACGACTGCGGCGTACCCGCCGCTGCCAGTGGACGCCGTTGCAGGCGTCGACACAGTTCCATTCGGGTCCGTGACCGTAAGGGTCACGGTTGGGGTTCCAGTAACCGGATTCCCATTGTCGTCAAGAATGGTTTCGGTAACACCAACGTCTTGCCCGACGTAATAGATCGTCTGAGTCACTACACCTCCCCCTACCTGTGTCGACGGTGGACAATGTGAGCCCTGCGGGCTTCATGGTGGCCACGCCTTTGATGCGTGGCTTTCGGAATGTGATGCGCGGCAGTCCGCGCTTTCCGTACGGCACGAAGCGTTTTGCGCTTCGCTACCTTCTTCCGGTGCTTGACCAGATGACGATGGCCGTGCAAGAGGATGCGCACGGCCTTTTTATGCTTGGCATGCGTCTTGTGGACGACACGCTTCTTCTTGGTGGTCTTGTTGTGCGTCACATGCCGGAGCTTCTTGCCCTTCGGATGCTTCTTGATGGGCTTCAGCCGAGGGCCCTTAGGATGGGCCCTCTTCTTGTGGGTAGCCTTCTTGTGCGCATGGCTCTTTACAGAGCGGCGTTTCAGCTTGTGCGCATGGCGCAGACGCGGAATGAAGCGGCGGACCCTGTGTCGCCGATGAACAATTCGAAGCACAGGGTCTCACCTCCTACTTGACGTCAATGACCTCAGCAAGCCGGCTGACGACGTCAGAGAAATGCGCCTTGCCCTCCTCTTCGAGGGTGGAGACATCGAACTTCTTGATCTCCTCGGACGCCCAGGAGAGTTCTTTCAGGATGGCGTCCTTATCAGCCTTCTTGCTGACGAACGTCAGCTCACGCATAAGGCCATCGGCGTAGTTGACCGGATTCACTCCAACCCCCTAAGAATTAGAAGGTCGGGGCAACCAGACCAGTGCCGTTGATCAGAGAGATCGACTTCGGGTAACGGCCCGCCTGGAAAGAGAAGTAGTTGTACAGGCGGACGAACACCGACATGTTCTGAGCGTAGGTCTGCTGGAAGGCCTCAGCGCGAACGTTGGACTCCCACAGGACAAGGTCGCTCATGCGGGCGACAAGGATGAAGTCCTGGTTAGTGCCAGCGCCCAGGTTGGTCGGGATCGTGGCGTCCACGTAGACCGGGAGACCGAGCATTTCACCGACAAGACCCTGAGACGCGGTGCCGTCCATGGCACCAACGGGGTTGTAGGCACCGGCGCGCGGGGTAACAAGCGGACGGTTGGCGGTGTCCGACTGCGACAGGCACCAGGCCCAACGGGTCGGGTGCATCACGATCGCGTCCGGAGGCAGGAAGCGATTCGTGTGAACGAGCTGAATGGCGTTCGCAAGCTTCGGGAACAGAGCGTTCGCGCCCGTACCACCCAGGGTCGGCGACGCCGAAGTGAAGGTAACGGCGTTGGTGCCAGACAGGGTGGAAATGCCAGTGACAGTGCCGCCGGTGCCGGCGCCAGTCAGAACCTGAGTATTCAGCTTCTGCGCGTAGTCCGCAGCAAGATCCTGAAGGACGACATTGTCAATGTTCAGCGGAGACTGCTCCAGGAGCTGGAGAGAAACCGTCTGACCACCAGCAATGGTGACGACCGGAGACGAAACCGAAGTGGTCGTCAGGTCGGTGTTCTGAACACCCGTGTTCTGCGAGGACTGCGGAGCAACCGCAGTACCGCTGTTGACCTTCGGGATGTTAATGGAGTCAGTGCCCGGAGGCAGATCCATCGTCGGGCACAGGTTCGCAGTAATGCGACCCGGACGAACGAACTTGATGAACTCGTCTTCCAGCCACAGGGGCGGAACGAACTCTCCACCGGCACCAGTGGTCGTGCTGATGGCACGCTTTTCGGCGACAATCTTGTCATTGCGCTGAAGGCGCGCAGACGCGTCACGGTCGCCCTTGGCGGTCGCCCGGTAAAGGTCGCGGAAGTACGAGTGAGAACCGCTGTCCTTCCGGTAAACCTCAGGCTCCGACGTCACCTTGACGCCGGAAGGCGCATAGCGCTTCGCCATCTCGGCCGCAGCCTCGTCAGAGCGAATCTGCTCATCGAGCTCCTTGATGCGCGCGTCAAACGCGCGAACCTCAGACTCACCGGCCTCAAAAGCCGAACGCTCTTCGTCGCTGAAAGACTTGTCCTCGCGGGCTTCAGCCGCAGACAGAAGACCATCGAGCTCAGCGCGCTTCGCGGCGCGCTTAGCCGTCAGGTCGGCAATCATGGCACGCTTGTCCATGTATTACCCTCCTTAGGGTTAAGTGCGCCTGCCATGGGAAACGGGTGGTTTCTCAGGTGGTGGCCCCTGTAAATGGGCTCCGGCGTAAGCTCCGGCGCGTTCAGGGCAGGCATGAAAAAGGCGCCACACGGCTGTGTGGCGCCCCTAAATGGTTGGCTGGACTACTTGTCCAGCATGAAGGCCCTGGCCTTGTAGTAGGCCAGGGAATCGCCCTTGACGGGCTCCTTGGGGGCTTCGGCCCCTCGCAGGGATTGAATGTATTCCTGCACCCGTGCCATGTCGTCATCAGACAGGCCACGGAGATTCGTGAGGCCACCCGTGTGCGGGTTGGCCCCATAGTTCACGACACTGACGTCACCCTTAGAGAGGTTAACCTCATTGATCCAACGCTCTGTGTAGTCGTTGTTCCACTCCTGCCGCGTAACACGGAACGCAAAGGACATCTCGTCAAGGTCACCGCGCTCCATAGCGCTCTGAATGCTCTGGACGACAGGATTACGGGCGTCGAGATCTGCCTCAACATGCAGGCCTGTGGAGTCCTCAGACAGGCGCATGGTGCCGGACTTGGTCCGGGCAAGAGTCATTCCGTCATGATTGAGCTTGAACGGAACATCTGCGCCTTCGGCAAGAGTCTTCTTGAAGGCGCCACGACTGACGGTCTCCGTGTAGGCACCGATGAAGTCTTCTATCTCGTACGGAGTGTCAGTCACAGAGGCGTAGCCAGTGAATGTCAGCGTATTGCCATCATCCTTGGAGCGCAGCTCCATGCCCTCGAAAGGCGTACGCCGGGTTTCAGGGACGTTCCGGCGTTCCGCCCTTGGAGTGTTAGTCATTTACCCTCCTTGGGAGGTTCGGCCGGCGCCGCCGGCTCTTCAGCGGGCTCAGGCTCTTCCTGGCCCGGTTCCCAACCGGGATCGGTGGTGTGCGCGCTGTTCAGCGGCGCGAAGATGTCTTCACCCTTGCCGTCAGGCAGGGGGTCAAGATTCTCGTCAGCTCGGATCTCGTCAATGGTCTTGATGGCTGCGTTCCGCGCCTGCATGTAAATGGCGTAACGACCAGACGTGTCAGTCCTAAGAAGCGCATCCACATTGAAGTAGGCAGTCTGAGTGCCCGGCAGCATGCCGGACCAGGCATCCTCAAAGGCGTTGATCCAGTCGACTAGCGTGTAACGCAGGAAGCCCAAAGACTGCTGCTCAATGCCAGTACCCCAAGACGTAGTCCTGTCGACCTGACCAAGCATGTGCGGCGGGACGCCGAACAGCATCGCAATATCAAGGTTCTGAGCGGCACGAGTGCCCAGGAACTGGGCATCTTCAGGAGAGACCGAGATAGGGCGCCATTCAGCGCCACCAGTCAGCACGCCAACGGTGTGCGCGTTCCTGAGACCGCCGTGTGAGGCGGTAAAGCTCTCCTTGAGCTGGCGAGCCCGCTCCTTGTCCAAGTCTCCAGGGACTTGGACGATGCCGGACATGTGGGCTCCGCTCCCGAAGAAGCGGGCACCGAATTCCTCGGCCGCAAGACCGAGACCGATAGCGTTCCTGGCATGGGAGATAACCGAGATCCCCGTAGGGCTCTCGGGGTAGGACAGACCGATCAGGTGGACCATGTCCATTGCGTCAACCGGGATGCGGTTGACCTCGTAGACCCTGTTCCAGTTCTCATCAAAGACACAGGCGACACGATCAGGGTGAAGAACCCTGAGCTGTGAAGGGCGGTTGAACGTGTCCCTTGCTACGACCAACGCGTAAGCGTTGCCCCTGAGCAGAAGGGAAACCATCATCTGCTGAAAGCCTTCACGGCGCTTCAAGAGCGCCGTATTGCCTGTCCCGCCCCCAAAGGGGTTTGAGATGATGGGCGGAGGCGGCTCAATAGGCTTCCGGACCTTGCCGACCTTGCGGACGGCATCAAAGGGGAGGTTTGCAACGGCGTTCGTGATGATGCGAACGCATGCAGCCACGGCCAGGAGCTGCATCGCCGTGTCCTCAGTGACAGGCACGCCGGCCGCAGTGACTGCGGCAAGCGATCCGTTGGACGGGATCGCCCAAGGGTCACCGGCCCCGGAAGGGCTGAAAAAGCGCTTCTCAACGCTCTTGCTGAGAAATCCCATTAGTCAATCGCCCTCCCCACCAGAAAGAGGGCGATACCGAGCGATACAAGCCCCACAACAGGAATCCACCACCATGCAGCGCCAACCAGGCAACCAACACCAGCTAGCTCAATGACACTGGAGGTGGTCTGGCGAGGCTCATTTAGGCGCACTTTTGGCAGTTTGAGACGCTGTAGCCAACGCATATTTCCTCCAATCAGAGGTCATTCCAGCTGAAAAATTGTGGAATTGGTTCCCTTTCGGGCTCTTGAACGGCCCTTTCGAGGGCCATGATTGCCGAGACGGCAAGGTCAATCTTCCGTGGTGAGCCTTTGAACTCCTTCGAGATCATCGCGCCACGGTTATTGGTCTTGATGATGGCGTTCCCCAGATGCCGCGCTAGGCGCGGGTCACCGGAGTGCGTCACGGTCTTGTTCATGACCGCTTCGTAGAAGCGCTGAGTCGCCGGAACCATTCGAGTAGGCGACTGAGGGAACTCAACGACCGGAAGACCTTCGTCTTCGAGCACTTCATACGTTCTTGCCCATCGGGCAGGGTCACAGACGATTTCCCTGACTTCCCAGCGCCGACAGGCGTTGCGAATAGCAGCTTCAACATCAAGGATCGGGACTTTCCAGTCCTGTCCGGCGTCCGCCGGCCGTTCCCATGCGTCTACGACGTCAATGTGAGGCTTGTCGTCCTCATCAATGGGGCAGCTCACGACTGTGAGCGCCGTAGAGTCGTTGTTGTAGGACCCATCAAAGCCCAGACAGACCTCAGCGCCATCAGGGATGGCTACAGAGTCGTCTTCACAAGCCTCCCAGGTGCCTGCCGGCAACCAGGCCTGTGCGGTGCTAACCCACATATCCATACGCTTCGTCCGGAACTCCGCTTCGGGAGTCCGGAGCATGGAGGAGTGGAAATCTTCTTCGGCAACGATGTCCCCGAATCCGGGGTTCGCTGCTGCCCAAACGGCGGGGTCCTTATGGTCTGAGCCCTCGGGGGCTCCCCACCACGACATGAAGAACGATGGGTCTTCGATCTCGGCTGCCGCGACGCGGCAGCCGTACTGCCACATCGCGTAACAGAGGCTGTCATTGCCTGTGGAGTCCGTCCGGACTCCTGCGGTCGTGATACCGACCATCAGGGGTTCCTTGCGAGCGCCAGAGGCGAGAGCCATGACGTCCCAGAGTTCACGATTGGGCTGAACGTGAACCTCATCGAAAATGACCAAGTGAGGGTTGAGACCCTCCTTGGAGTACGCCTCAGCAGAGAGGACGCGGTACACGCTTCCGGTCGCCGGAAGCTCAATGGCGTCCCGATAGGTCTTGAACATGCCGCTCAACTGCGGCTCAAGCTCAATCATCTTCTTCGTTGTCGAGAAGACAATCCGCGCCTGTTCCTTGTCGCCGGCACATGAATAGACCTCACCACCGGTTGGCCCGAAGGCCAACCCGAAGAGGCCGATACCAGCCGCAAGAGCAGACTTGCCGTTCTTGCGAGGCATGCCTATCAGGGCCTGCCTGTGCTTCAGGCGCCCGTCTGCCCGACGGGCGAACAGCCGGCCCATCAAGTCTTCCTGCCATGGCCTGAGGACCATGGGCTCTCCTGCGTCGCCACCGACGCTGTCTTTGGTGATCCGAAGGAACTGAGCGAAGTCACAAAAGAGGCCACCGTCTCCGGTGGCTATCTCCCGATCAGTGACTGGAGTGAGGTATAGGGGCTTCGTGATCTCAGCCCCCTCTCTTCGCCCTACTGGCCATCATCTGTTCGAGTTGGTTCTGAGCCTTCACTTCGGCCACGCCAAGGCGTGTCCTGTCTGCCGGCGTCAGGCCGAGAGATGCCGCCATTGAGGCAATCTCCTTCTCAATGGTCGACAGCATGCCAACCAAGGGGTTGGCGTAGGCGTAGCCCTTGTCCGTGTAGAGAACGGGATCGGAAGCGGCTAGACGCCGCTTGAAGTCGGCTCGCTGATCAATCTTCTCGCACATGATGACCATGAATGGTCGATCGCTTTCGGCGATCCATTGGCACTGGGACGTGATGAGTTCATATACGGCCGATCCATCGGCCTCAAGATGATCCGGCGCACTCGCCGTGACCGGAACGACAGTTCCGACTTCCTTGAGATCCGGGAGCGGTCTGCGACCGGGATTTCCCCGCTTTCGCTTCCGCTCCGCAGGTTGCGGAGGTGGTCCAGGCATGGTTATGCAGACCTCCTTTCCGCTGGTCACAGCGTGTACGGGCTGTCAGCGGCCTGAAGGCCTTAGTGGGGGAGATCCCCCACCCTTCTAACCTGCGAAAATGTGCGGGGTCATGGGGGCCGGGTCTTTTGCGCGTCAGAAAACGAAGATCTACCCACCCCCCGGTACGCGGCTACAGCCGCTCACAAGTACAGAGAGTGACATCAATCAGTGCATGTGTATGCGGGAAGGATGCATAAAAGAAAAAGATTATGCATTGCCTCTCGGCCGTGCCTCAGCACGGCTATAGTCATGGCACAACCAGGGGAGGAAACATGGGGGTCGTGCAGAACGCAGCCCTGCTGCGGACACTGGACAACGCCAGCAACAGGGAGGCAGAGCTACTGACTGCCTTACTGGCAGAGCAGCAGCAGACCAACCACCTGCTGGCACAGCTCATACACATGCTGAGCCGACAGGCTCTGCCCAGTACCACATCCTGGGGACGCTCCTAGGCGTCCTTCTTCCTACTGTTGCAGGAGCGGCAAAGCACACGGAGATTGGCGGCACTGTCAGTGCCGCCTTTCTTCTTGGGAACAATGTGGTCAACAGTCAGATCCCCTGAAACATGACCAGGGGTCAAATAACCTGGGCACCAGTCGCCATAAAGAGCCTTGTGTCTGGCAATCATCTGCGCCGCTGTACGGCGCCAGGAGGACGTGTAGCCACGTGCGGTAGAAGAACCACGCAGTTGCTCCTGTCGGGCCGCATACGCGGCCTGGTGGCTGTCACAGCGGCTCTTGTTGGCCGTGAGGCGGCCACAGTCCAGGCAGGGACGCTTAGGCATCGTCGTCTACGCCTAGATGCTGCTTGAGCTCATCACGCACCTTGCGAAGGTGCCGGTTATGGAAGACAACCACACAGGCGCCTGTGATGGCGCTGGCGACTAGGTTGGGCAGTACCTGCCCGATGAACCACGTCATGACGACTTGAGACTGTAGAGACAGCCTGGCGTGACATAGCCAGGCCAGCGACCGTCATGAAAGAGCTCCACACCGTTCTGCCTGTAGCAGTAGTCAACAAGCTGAGAACAGATCATGTGCTTGCTGGAAGCAACGTAGCGCTTCAGAAGGCTGTTTCCAGGGATGTGGAGCGTATGAGCCGCGATAGCGGCGTAGTCGGCAAAGCTGTAGGGAGTTCCTACGAGACTCAGCGCTGTAAGCGCGATTCCTCGACGCTGAGCGTCGGTAAGGTCGACCCAACCGGTCGACCAGAGGATGTCATCGTATTCGGAGACTGGAGAGAGCTTCGCTCCTCCGGGCTCAGCTTCTATGAGCTGATCTCCACCGACATAAATGACTGCATGCTCATAATCGGCGAACTTGTCGCCGTTGAGCCATTGACCGAATCGAATGAGGCGCCCAGCGGCGCCGTTCATCCTTACAAGACCAAAATCCCCGATCTCGGGCAACACTGATCACCTCCAAATAAGTTGACCCTGCGCTAAGCGCCAACACGAGCGTTGGCCAATCACCCGTTTACGGGTCAGCTCTCCAACCTGGATTCGAACCAGGAACCGACTGGGTAACAACCAGGTGCTCTACCAATTGAGCTATCGGAGATTGATGGCCTACGGCCTGACTATCAACAGGCAGTAGATGTATCCGCTAAAGCGGGCATAGCGTAGGCCGTTGGTTAACCAACCAATTGATGGCATCGGATTGAGCATCCTCATTTAAGGCGGCACTGCTAGCCGCCACCAAGTTCGGTCGATGGGATTCGAACCCATGGTGAGTCACGGCGCCCAAAGGCGCCTACACCTCACACCGCCTTCGCGGCGGTCGCATTTGGCCTCTCTGCCACAACCGAAGATTGCGGCTATGGCCGCTGTGTGTACAGACAGTCATTTAAGCGTCGCACTGCTGCCCAGCGACGCACCATAGCGAGTTATGCGTAGGCTGACACGGATCATTTCTCCGTCGCCAAGGCGACTACGCAAAAAGTGTTCCCGTGACCGGGAATCAATCTGGACTACTAGGCGTTGGCCGGAGCACTGGGCCAACGCTGAATCAACAGAGACTCAACCAGTCACGGGAAGTTCGTGTGCGCGCTCACGCGCGTCTTTTAAGAGATATCTCTATAGCGAAGCCCTTCAAGGGCTTCGCCTAATGTCTTTCATTCAATGCCGAAGGCTTATTGCCTTCGGCTTATTACTAACTACTCATTGGCGCCCTCAAGGCGCCTTGTTGTCGTTCGGTCGGTCGCTTCGCTCCCTCCCTCACTCTGATGTACATGTCCCTCGGTCTCCGATGGGACACAGTCCTGAGTAAAACCTTTGCAAACCGTCATTGACCTGCGTCGATGTGGTCGACGCCAGACTGATCAGTCCCTGTTGTGACTGCCAGCGAGAGCTCTTGGAAGCTCTCGTAAGTCAACACTTGACACGGCGCCCCGACGGGCGCATAGTGGTCACATCGCAAGCCGCAGAAGCGGCAAGGAGAAGCAATGAACCTCAGACAGGCCATAGGCCTTCTGGTGGCGCGGAACCTGTTCTTCATTGCGCCACTGCTCATCAGAATCGTGGTCACTCACAACACCATCACCTATCGGTGAGGCGGAACAATGAGCATTCATCTGTACCCGTATGACCTTCCCGCTTTCGCGGATGTTTCAGTCCTTCAGTGGAACGGACAGGAATGCGTCTACTGCCCCTCAGGGCATGTCTGCGCCTCTCGGGGCGTAATGATCCCCGTGGGCTTTATCCACGGTTCTCAGATCTTCGCGCACGGCGAGTGTGCCGCAGAGCATCAGTGGGAGGAATCATGACCGACGAAGAGAAGGAAGCGTTCAAGGCAATCGTGTCCGCTGAGGCGGACTTCTACCAGGCATCGTTCCTGTGTGGACTTCTGAAGCACAACAACAGGGACACCATTCAGTTGCACGAGCGCTGTGCTTTGCCGGCCATCGTCCGGCTATGGAAGGTGAAGTGATGGAGTGGGCTCGCAAGGCGGTATTCGACTATCACGAGTACCGTGCCAGCCATGGCAACCTGAACTTCTGCATTGACGGCAAGGGGCGCGATTGGACGCTCCGAGGCTGGATTGATGGCAAGTTCAGTGTCTATGAGCACGGAGACAGCCTGAAGGCACTCAAGTCGCTTGCCGAGGAGCAAATCAAGTGATCTGCCCTCAATGCCGTGAAGCGGCTGATAAGGTGAAGCCCAAGCTTCACAAGAAGTGCACTGGGCACTGTGACTGCCAGCATCGTAAAGGCCAATGGATCATCAAGGAGAAGTGATGTGGTACGTACTGACGGACAACGGCCGTAAGCCGTTTGCGGACTATGACGAAGCGTGGCGGTACGCCACTACGGCTTATGGCGAAATCGGGGTGTATCTGATTGAGCAATAGCTTCGTTCATCTACACAACCACACGCAGTACAGCATGCTTGATGGAGCGGCCCGACTAGGGCCGCTCTTTTCGTCGGCCGCATCCATGGGGATGCCTGCCATTGCCATGACCGACCATGGCAACCTGCATGGTGCCTACTCGTTTTGGAAGGCCGGACAGGAGTCCGGCGTCAAACCCATCATCGGACTTGAGGCCTACGTAGCGCCCAACGGGCGCCAGGAGCGCACAGCAGTGCGCTGGGCCAACGGTGGTGAGGACGACGTCTCTGGAGCCGGCAAGTACCTTCACATGACGCTTCTGGCGTCCAACAACGCTGGCTTGCACAACCTGTTCAAGCTCTCTTCCAGGTCTTACTCCGAAGGCATGTACGGCAAGCCTCGCATTGACTTGGAGCTCCTGGCGGAGCACGCCGAAGGGCTCATTGGGACCACAGGATGCCCCTCAGGGGGCGTTCAGACTTGGCTGCGTATTGGTGAGCCCTCCAAGGCTCTTGAGTACGCGTCAGGGCTCTCAGACATCCTCGGTCCTGGCAACTTGTTCGTTGAGCTTATGGACCATGGCTTGGAGTTGGAGACCAAGGTTCGTGGTGGCTTGCTGGACGTCAGCCGGCAGCTTGGGCTGCCGTTGCTGGCAACGAATGACAGTCACTTCGTGTCATGGGATGACGCCAAGGCTCATGACCTCTTGCTCTGCATCGGCACTCGGTCTGAGCTGGACGACCCAGACCGCTTCAGGTTCAACGGGAGCGGCTACTGGCTCCGTTCGCCGGAAGAGATGCGCGGACTGTTCCGCGACCTGCCAGAGGCGTGCGATAACACGCTCCGTGTAGCGGAGCGCTGTGAGGTCTCCTTCGAGTCTCGGGATCTCCTGCCGAAGTTCCCCGTACCAGACGGGTGGACAGAGGATCTGTATTTCAGGACAGAGGTCTATCGCGGCCTTCAGCGCCGCTATCCTCGCGGGATTCCCCGCGATCGAATTGAGAGGGCAGAGTATGAGCTTAAAGTCATTGGCCAGATGGGTTTCCCATCGTATTTCCTCGTCGTTGCCGACTTCATTTCTTGGGCTAAGCGCAATGCTATTCGTGTTGGTCCTGGTAGAGGTAGCGCTGCTGGTTCGCTTGTTTCTTACGCTCTAGGCATTACAGACCTAGATCCCATTGAACACCGGTTGATGTTTGAGCGCTTCCTGAATCCGGAGCGCGTCAGCATGCCGGATATCGATATCGACTTTGACGACCGAAGGAGAGGTGAAGTCATTGAGTACGTTGCCAAGAGATGGGGACATGACCATGTCGCGCAAATCGCGACGTTTGGTTACATCAAAGCGAAGGCTGCGCTCAAGGATAGTGCGCGTGCGTTGGGGCACGACTTTGGAGTTGGTGACGCTCTCACCAAGGCCTTTCCGGCCCCTATCATGGGTAAGGATGCATCTCTGGACTGCGTCACAGATCCTGGTCATGAGCGATATGGAGACGCGCGACAAGTACGGCAGATGGTCAGTGACGATGGTACCTATGCGTCCATTCTTGAATCTGCGCGAGGCGTTGAAGGACTCATTCGTCAGCCTGGAGTCCATGCCGCCGGAGTAGTCATCTCGGCAGAGCCATTGATTGACCATGTGCCGCTGTGGCAGAACAAGGATGGGCAGGTCATCACGCAGTTTGACTACCCGACCTGTGAGGCCTTGGGGCTTCTCAAGATGGACTTTCTTGGTCTCCGCAATCTAACCATCATTGACGACTGCCTGAAGGAGGTAGAACGAAACCATGGCGTTCACGTTGACCTGTTGCGACTTCCATTGGATGATCAACGAACTTTTGGACTTCTGGCCGGAGGAGCAACACTCGGAGTTTTTCAACTTGATTCAGGCCCCATGCGCAAACTTCTCCAACGAATGCGGCCCGATCAGTTCGGCGACATTGCTGCCGTTCTGGCGCTCTATCGCCCCGGACCTATGGGGGTCAAAGCCCACTACGCCTACGCCGACCGAAAGAACGGAAGAGAGGCCGTTTCTCCGATACACCAGGAATTGGAATCGCCTCTATGGCCAATCCTCGGAGAAACCTACGGAGTAATCGTCTATCAGGAACAGGTCATCCAAGCTGCTCAGATCGTGGCCGGATACTCTGCCGGACAGGCAGACATGCTCCGCCGTGCCATGGGCAAGAAGAAGAAAGAGGTTCTTGATAAAGAGTTTGTTCCGTTCAGCGCAGGCATGCGCGGCAATGGCTTTTCGGAAGACGCGATTTCTGCTCTCTGGGAGACGCTTGTTCCGTTTGCTGACTACGCATTCAACCGCGCTCACGCGGCGGCATACGGACTGATCTCGTACTGGACTGCCTATCTGAAGGCTCACTACCCGGCGGAGTACATGGCCGCCGTACTGACAGGTGAGGTAGGCAAGGCCCCAGAGCAGGACTCCACAGCCTTGTACCTGAACGAGTGCAGGCGCATGTGCATAGATGTCCAGGCGCCCTCTGTCAACGTCTCTCAGGCGTCCTACACGCCCGACAACGGGCGGATCCTGCACGGCCTTGGAGCCGTGAAGGGCGTCGGTGTGGCCGGCGAAGCCATCGTTTGTGAGCGAAATGTGAACGGGCCGTACACGTCCCTGGTGGACCTCCTTGCGCGTGTTGGCACACGCGTCATGAACAAACGCGTTGTTGAAGCCCTGTCAGAGGCCGGCGCCCTGGACACGTTTGGGTCACGGCGTGAGGTCTTGGAGACCTACGAACGAGTAACTGAAACGGTGTCTGATCTGGGGAAACGTGCTGCCTACGGGCAGCACACCCTGTTCGGCAACGGACTCGTTCTGATTGGTAGTAAGTCAACAGTTGACATGCGGACCATCTAGGGCGCATGCTCTTCACATGGCCCCCACAAAGGGGCCGGAACCATCCGGGTCAGGCGCCCATCGGGGCGCCTTTCCTAGCCCGAGTAAGTCAATACTTGACATTGGAGTCACAGTGACCAAGAAGATCAGCACCGAAGAAGTCGAAGACGTCAAGGTTCTCCGCCGGCTGGTGGACAAGGAGCGCACGCTTCAGCGCCGACAGGCGCGCTGGACGAAGACCTTCACTCGGACCAACGGCTGAAAAGGATCAGGGTCATGGAACTCTCTCAGGTCATGCGAGTCATCAACCGCTTCAAGCGGGAAGACCACTGGACATTCGCCGCCATGGCGGTTGAGAGCACTTACAGGACCGCCGGCCCGAAGGCCGCAATGCTCCACGCAAAGCGGATTGCCGCTGCATATAACAGCCTCAGGGCTCACAGCGTTCAGGCCAGGACAGAAGCGCTCCGCGCACAGGCTCAGCGACAGGGACTGAGGTACGTCTGATGAACGGCATGATCCGGACTCAAGACGCCATGCGTCTTGTCTCGGCCAACGGCCGGAACGGTGAATCGGTTTGGTCCCTGTTCTCCCTTACGCGGAGCGCAGACACCTATGCGGAGACGCTGGACTCAATCAAGCGGTACGGAGTTCAGGTTCCGATCCTGATCAGGGAAGAAGAAGTGTGCAACGGCACGCATCGCGTGACTGCCGCATTCGAACTCGGCATCGCAGAGATCCCGTTCACGGATGACCCCGAAATCGGTTGGGCCAATGAGTTTGAGTGGCCCGAAGAGAAGGAGGCGTGCCGTGACTGAGATCGAAGTCCGTGTGCAGATGGCGAAGGAAATCCGGCAGCGTACCGCAGACGGATTCGAGCGGGTCAAGGGCGCCTACGGCGCCGACTACGCGGCCGGTTGGCGCTCCGGTAGGGAGCGTCTGGCAGAACTCATTGAAGAAGGGACTATCTGGTGACGACCGAAGAGGAGATGCGTTCTCCTGACTGGTGCTGGACGCACATGTGCCACAAGACCCAGTGTCCGACGCCGAACGACCATTAGGAGGCATGCAATGAGTGATGCGCCGCTGAATCTCAACATCGGTTCTATCCCCTTCAGGAAGGGGACTTGGCTCTCTCTTCAGCAGGGTTCGGTGATCAAGACGCTCGCCAAGTTTCGTGACAAGGAGTCGGTAGACCTGTTCATGCAGGTCATGGTAAAGGCGCAGAAGGACGGGATTAAGGTCAATGGCTGAGTTCGCCATCCCCGCGCCTGAGTTGGCGCGACTGACACACAACGCTTTGGCTTTCATGCCAGCGCGGAGCGCGGTCAAGGTCTGTCGAGTGCATCAGAACATCGGGAGTCTGAGCATCATGGCAACCGATCTGTTTACGGTTGGGCATGACAGTGTCTCGATCGAAACTGAGAACGCGACTGCGTCCATTGACCTCAGCCGTGAAGACCTTCAGTCGCTGGACAAGGTCGCTCGCGCGGCCAAGAAGGAAGACGTTCGGATCGTCCTTCGTCGTGCGGATGGATTGGAGTTCTTCTCTGAAGACGTCCATGGCGTCTACCTGGACTCCAGCGCACAGCGCGATCCGGAAGACCTGTGGGACAGGTGCCTTGAGCTTCTGACGCGCCTTGAGCGCGACACGGAGACCGTGCACTTCTCGTACCTGACTGTTGATCCCGCGCTGTTCGCGCGGTTCGGGAAGGTCAAGCTGGCAGGCGGCAAGGAGTGCATTGCTGATCTCTACTTCCAGAACCTGGACGACCAGATCCTAGTGAAGATTGGGGGCACCTTCAGGGGCGCCATCATGCCCGTCGATCGCAGTGAAGCTGCGGCATCTGAATCCATCGGGGCCGAGGGGCTTTGGTCTGAGCAGAAAGTCAATACTTGACATGGGATTCGGATTCCAAACGCGTGAGCCCCAGATCAGTGCGCCATATGCACTTGACGGGCTTGTGGCGATTAGCTCCGGAGAGCCCATGGGGCTGAACGGCCATGTAGTCACAGTCCATATGTCTCCCGATGAAGCGCGCCTCTATGCGCTCAAGCTCTTGAAGGCAGCAGACAAGGCGGAAGAGGGCCGATGAACGACCGACAGAAATGGGCCCTTGCGTGGGGCGCATGGATCTCGTATCTCATCGTCGCAGAGTCCATTGCATTGGCCTCTGACGAGCCGTCTGCGCCGCTGTGCGGCGTACTGAGGCCAATCCTCGGGGCCCGGAAGGGCAACGCCCACACGGCCCTTGGGATGGCCGGCTATGCCGCCGGAGCGGCCTGGTTCGCAGTGCATCTGTTCGGCAAGGAGGGGCGTGCATGAGTCAGGAAGAGTGGATAAAGAAGCATGTCGGGCAGGCCCCGACCCTTCCCGACGATGTCTTGGCTCGCGCCCTGAGGCACTTCGGGGTGAAGATCAAAGCCGCTTGAAGACTGGCGTCAGACGTTCATGGTCAATGCCGCCACCCCTGATCCGCTTGCCGCCCTTGCTGACCATTACGGCAGAGAGAACGCTGAGGATGACGTCTCTCTGCCGCTCAATGGAGAGCTTGTCCCAGCCGTCTTTGATGACATCAGCGCTAGGCGCCTTGGCCGGACGGGAGAGGGCTACAGCCCTCTCTGCTCGAAGCTGGTCTAGCTGTCCTTCCAGCTTCTCTCTGGCGACGACGTAAGTGGTCGTCTTGATCTCATCGTTCTTCCACATGCGCTGTAGCTCAGCGAACTCCTCTTCGGCTTCCCTGAGCTCTTCAGCCTTGTCCCACTGGGGCGTGTCCTCTTCGGTCTCCTTCTTGGCTGCGTTGGCCAGGAGGACGTTTGAGACCAGGCCCCTGATTGCATCCTCGGCATGCGGCCGAGAGATGGTGATGTTGCCGCATCCATTCATGGTCGTAGAACATCGGTACTTGGGGTACTTCTGCCTGTGATTCCAGGCAACCATGCGGGTACCGCATTCTCCACAGCGCAGTACTCCAGACAGGATGCTGCGGACCGTGTTGCCTGTGCCGCGTGCTGCGGCATTGGCAGGCTTCTTGTTGTCCAGGATCTCAACGACCGCCCTCCAGCGGTCAATAGTCCACAGGGCCTCCCAGGGCCCCATGACGTATTCCCCGTTTTCGCCCTTAAGGGGCTCGCCCCTGAACACTCTGATCCCCGCATTGCGGGGGTTGGCGAGGATGCGCCGGACTGACGTCCGGTCATATGGCTTCCCGGTTCGGCCGGCGAAGCCTTGTTCCCTCATCCACTTCTGTACGGTGGTGACAGAGTCACCTTCAAGGATCATGTCCGCCATGGAGTCAAGTGCCTTGGCTTCTTTGGGGTCCCCAGTGACCCTGTCCTCCTTCCAGCCGAAGGCGCGTTGCCCGCCGGGCATCTCGCCCTGAAGTGCCTTGCGCTCCATCTCGCGCCTCAGGCGCCGCTTCATGTCCTCTGAAGCCTTGTTGGCGACGTTGACCATGATTCGGGCCGTGAAGCGGCCATCGGCTGTGGTGAGATCGAAGTTCTGTCCGGAGAGGGTGTGGAAGACCAGACTGCTGTCTGGCTTGTCGTAGTGGTCAATCAGCCGCTCAAGGTCTCTCGGCTGTCGGAACAACCGGTCAATGTCGTAGGCGACAACGCCCCCAAGGGCGCCTGTCCCAAGGTCCACCAGCATCTGCTCGAAGCTCTTGCGCTTCACGTTACGCTTGAAGGCAGACAGGTTGTTGTCCTCGTAGAAGATCACTGCCTGGCCTGGATACAGCCTGTCGGCTAGCTGAATGACGTCGTCCTTCTGCTTGAGGACGCCTTTGCGCTCGCGCTCCTTGGCTTGGTCGAACGTGAGCATGCCGATCCTGATCAAGTGCTTGATCTCTGCAAGGTCTGCGTCAGACATGCGCAGGTAGCCGGCCAACGGCTGCATGGTGCCCCCTTGTTGCACAGGTGGTTCCCCTGGGGGCATCATAGACGCAAGTTAGTGCTTCTGGCGGTCGTTCTCCTGGGAGAGAGACTTCGAGAAGCACCCATGTGAGAAGGGTGTGACCAGCGAAGATGTCCAAGGAAGAGTGGGTCAAGAAGTGGGCCGGGCAAGCTCCGGGCCTGCCTCAGCCTGACGTTGACAAGGCCCTTGCGGCGCTGGTTGGCAAGGGGGCGACCAAGTGACCAAGCCAGTTCAGAACCACAGCGCCATGAAGACCGAGGAGTCCATCAGGGCTCAGAAGCTGATCCAAGAGACTGGCATGGACCAGTCGACAGCCATCAGGTGGGCGCTCACGTTCGCGGCCAACGTCCTTGAGCACGCATGGATCAACGGCTACGAAGAGCGGGGCAAGGTGCCCCGCATGAAGGTCTCTTATCGGAAGCTCCCCGGCAGGCAGTAGGTCAATTGAGAGCCCAACATTCCGTTTGGGCCCTCGACTTCATAGATATATGCACCTACTGTCATATGACGCTTACACAGTGCTCTTGTCATCGCTCGAATGCACATTCGATTCTTCACGAGACCTTGACAGGTGAACACTGATCCTGCTTAAGTCAACAATTGACACCCGTCTTCATGGGCTTCTAATCTCGAACCGAGGGAGTTCGAGGGGAGACACCATGACTGGCCGGCCGCGCATCTTGCCGGATGACTGGGTCCTGTTGCAGATGCGGGACGCTGAGGGATACACGGGCAAGGAGATTGCCGCCGTTTATGGAGTTGATCCGTCGGCAGTCAGTAGGCGTTTCAAGAAGATGAAACACGCTACTCGGCCCGGATTCCGGGACGTTCTTCCGTGGCGAGTCTCCGAACGGCACCAGGCCCTGTACGCCGCACAGCGGCTGAAGGCGCACATCAAGGATCGCAGGGGCGAAGAGCTGTCTGATACGGCGCTCAAGCGACTCAGGGACTGGCGAGACCGCCTCAGGCGGGACCGTGTGGTCTTGGACTACCGAGATGTTGAGGTTGGCAATCCATGGCTGTATGTAGCCCGGGAGCCGTCTGACGAACAGCTTGTGATCAGGTGGCCGGCGGAGGCGGAGCCTCCGACTGAGCAACAGAGGGAGCTTCTGGAGCTCCCCGCCGGCTAGAACGGAACTTCTGAATCTGCTCTGAACGACAAGATCCTATGTACGTTACACGAGGTCAGGCGGTTGATCGCCTGGCCTCTGTCGTTCCGTCAGAAGCCTGTCAAGAGCGCATACTTGACACTTGCACTACCTAGCCCCATTGTGAACATAGCGCACGCGGAACGCCCCAAACCCCCACATGGACGGCGGCACGACGGAGCGCCGCTTAATGACAGGGGGATCAGTTGGCAACAGCCGCAGTACCGGTGACTACCTTCGATCCGTACCGAATCGGCCTTGGGGCCGAGATCGAAACCCCGGAGTTCTACTTTGGGGAGTCACCCTTTGGGTATATCGTCCGCGCTAGACGCGCCAACGGGGAGATCTACTCGGTTTACTCGACCGAGCACACCACGCCGGACTACCTTGCAGAGATGTGGGCCGAGTTGCCGCAGAGCGGCCTGAACTACTACTCGTCCATTCAGTGCAGGAAGGTTCCGTCTGTCTTCGGCAGGCGGGTGAAGAAGGCTTACATTCACTACTACGCCACTCATAGAAGGGGGCTTTTGATTGGGATCAACAAGACGGAGTTTTTCTCAGCTCAAGGAGTATTCGGATTGCAGTGAAGCCTATCGGCTCAAGAGAATAGTTAAAGCCCCTCAGCGTCCGGCCGCGTGGTTCACACACGGTCGGGCGTTTCATTCGGCCATCGAGCACTATGAACTGAGTGGCCGTGAGGCCACGGAGGACCAGTGCATTGCCGCCTTTGAGGCGGCATGGCAACAGGGCATCATTGAGGACTACGAGAAGCAGTCAGACCTCTCAATGTGGATGACCGGTGGCCGGCGTAAGCCGGAGACTGACATCGAGACACGCTTCGCCGAAGGCAAGCAACAGGTTCTTGACTACATGACCTACATTGCCGAATCCGGCGAGACAGTCTGGACAACCCCCGACGGCAAGAAGGCAGTTGAGCTTGAAATTGAGTTCGAGTTGTCAGGGGTCCGTGTTATCGTCTTCATAGACCAAGTCATGGTCAGCGCCAACGGCGCACGCTTCGTGCGAGACCTCAAGACTGGGTCGTCTTACAACTCCCCGATTCAGCTTGCCGTCTATGATCTCGCGCTTGAAGCGCGCTACGGTGAGCGGACAGGATGGGGAGACTTCTACAGGGCGAAGAAGGCTAAGCCCGATCCGTTAATCGATCTCCGGCCCTACACGGCCGAGCGTGTTGGGGCATGGTTCCATCAGATGGATGCGGCGCAGAACGCCGGCATCTACCTTCCCAACCCTTCTGACAAGTGCCGCAATCTCTGCGGCGTCAGCCAGTGGTGCACCGCCGTTGGAGGTGCTGAGTTTTCGGCAGTTAGTCAACACTTGACATGATGCACCAGAGGGTGCATGCTGGTCTCAGCGCACGGGCACCAACAGAGGGAGCGAATCAGATGATTGACGCACACAACACCCGCAGGGGCGAGAAGCTTCGCATTCTGGAAGGACAGAACGTTGGTAAGATCGTCACCTTCGAACGGGCTTACCTCTCGCACAGCTTGTACGCCCTCGCGGAGAACGGCATCACGCTCCACGTGTTGAGCGCCAACATCGTTGAGAAGGTCGAAACTTCTAACTGACAGCCACACACTAATCGCAGGGCGCCCTACGGGGCGCCCTGTTCGTTGCACCTCAAAGCCAAGGAGGCATCTTGACCTACCCCGTTCAGCCTTCCCTTCCCGAGGCTCCCATCTCTATCAACTTCAAAATCCCGGAGATTCCGGGAGCTCCTATGCTGACCATCAGGGCAGCGCAGGGCGTAGAGCTTGACGCCCTGTCGAACGATGTCGCTCGCTACGCTGCGAGCGTCGGCCGCAGTCTGACTGAGTTCAGGGCTGGCTTCCTTGCCGGTGCCGGCGTTCAGGCTGAGGCGCCTTCAGCGCCCACTCAGGCGGCTCCGGCCGCCCCGTCCAACTACCAGGCTCCTGCGGCCTATCAGGCGCCTCAGAGCGCCCCGCAGGCGCCCGTTACCGGCGGCACTGGTGCCGCACCGACGTGCCCTCACGGCGTGAAGGAGTACAAGGCCGGAACCAATGGAAAGGGCCGGCCGTATAAGGGCTGGTTCTGCCCGTCTCGCGATCAGAACAACCAGTGCAAGCCTGAGTGGCTTTCTTAATCCGACTAAGTCAACACTTGACATGACGCTGCGCGTCTGTCAGTCTTGAGACATCGCAAGGGGTCAGCAAGACACCTTGAGAAGGGATGCGTCATGGACTGCAAGTGTGGGGCCAAGGCCTACGCCGAACACCTGAAGAAGGTGGAGAACGGATATCCCGGCCACACCTTCAAGGGCACCAATGGCATCTTCGGGAACAAGGGGTCCAAGTGATGAACCTGATCGATCCTCCGCTCACGAAGTTCTACGTTGTTTGGGAAGGTGAGACCTTCAAGATTGGTGATCGAGTAGAGGTGGAGATTCCTGCCGAGGGCTTCAGTCTCCGAGGGCGGATCTCGGGGATTGTCCTCCCTGAAGGGGTTACGGTCCATGACGAAGATGGGCGGGGGATTGGCTTTATCGTCAGTCAGCACCGCGTGATCCCCGAAGATGGATACACCATCCGTCGCGTGAACTAACAACAGAGCCGCAGCACAACCAATCGCAGGGCGCCCTACGGGGCGCCCTGCCTTTTGGAGGTGACACATACTCACAATCACACAGGCCAAAAACCAGCGCGGCAACGCTGGTGAGCCATTGCCGACTGTCTTCGAGTCCTTCGAATCGGCCGGCATCATCCTTCGGCAAGGATGGATGCACTTGATCAGTGCCGCTCCTGGCATTGGCAAGAGCGTCATGGCTCAGACGATATGCATCAAGTCGGCGTTGCCGACCTTGTACTTCTCTGCCGACTCTGCTCAACTCGACATGTATCTTCGAGCGGCAGCGATGATGACAGGCTGGCGCCTGTCGGACATCGAGAACGCCGTTATGAACGGTCATACCGAGACCATTGACGCGAGGCTCGATGAAGCCTCGTTCATGCGGTACAACTTCAAGGGCAGCCCGACACCGGACGACGTTGAAGAAGAGCTCAAGGCTTACGCCATGACATACGGCCAATGGCCGCAGATCGTAGTCATGGACAACATCTCGAACTTGGACTTTGGCGGCACAGCTACTGATACGGCCGCCCTTGAAGAAGCGTCCAACTTCCTGCATGACTGCGCCAGGGAAACGGGCGCGGCTGTCCTCGCTCTTCACCACGTGCAGGGCACGTACAACGATGGCAATGTCCCTGTGCCGCTCAGCGGCCTTCGAGGACAGATCGGCCGTGTTCCAGAGATGGTCCTGACGCTGCACAACGCAGCGGACGACCTGGACGAGCAGATGGGCCGATCGGTGATCGGCGTCAACGCAGTCAAGAACAGGGGCGGCAAGGCCGACCCTTCGGCCAAGAACGTGATTGAGCTGGATTACCAGCCAGAAAGGATGGCTCTTCGTGGCTAAGTACACGGTTGCACTTACTGCTGTGGCCAGTGCAACGCTCACAATCGAGACTGACGAGACTGATCCTGAGGCTATTGTTGATGCCGCCCTCTCTGAAGGTGTTCCCGGCATCTGTGCGCAGTGCTCCGGTTGGAATAGGTCTCACTCCATTGACTTGGGCGACGATTGGGATCCCGTACTCAAGGAGGACGGAACTCCAGAGATTTACCCTGTAGATGACTGAGCCCCGTAAGGGCTTCCGGCAATGCACGAAGTGCGGTAACAACCGCGCTGAGAAGTTCTTCAAGCCCCGAGGGCGTATCTGCTTCCCCTGTCAGAAGACAGGGCGTTCAGCGGCGTCACATGACGCCAGAGTTCAGAGCACCTACGGGCTGGGGCCCGGGGAGTATGAGGCCCTGTTCGCCGCTCAGAACGGCGTATGCGCCATCTGTGGCGCTGCTAGGCGGTACCGCCTGAATGTTGACCACGACCACAAGAGCGGTGTTGTCCGTGGTCTCCTCTGCCGGCTCTGCAATGGCCGGCTACTGACAGCCGCAAGAGATAGGCCGGAAGTCCTGAGATCAGCGGCTGACTATCTGGAATCCCCACCTGCGGTGCGGGCTATCGGAGCACGGTATTTCAAGGGCGCTGAGGCGCCCCGAAGGCGAAGGAGCACTAGACGATGACCAAGAAGACACTTCCTGAGATCTACCGCGAGGCGGCTGACCTTGTTCTGAAGGCTGGCAAGGTTGAGGGAGAGATGAAGAATTTCGAGCGGATTGAGGAGACTGACAGTGCGGGGCGCTGTCTTGGCTTCTGCACCATGGGCGCAGTCTTTGATGTGGCCGGGCACCTTGACGCCAATGGCAACTTTGTGAATTCCTACTTCGATACAACTCCCGAGTTCCTTCGTCTTGCCGGTCCTGTGGCCGATCGGATTGTCAGCTCTGGTCGCCGTGAGGCGATTGACGAAGAGGACGTTCATGAGCGCGCCTTCTGGACTATCGCCAATTGGAACGACAGCAGGAATGTCGAAGGCAAGAAGCCCACGGCTGAGGATGTTGCCGCGCTTCTGCGCGAGACTGCCGACTCTCTTGAGGTGACTGCCTGATGGCTAAAGCAAGTAAGAAGGTAGTCGAGACGGTCACTCTTGAACTGTCGCCGGACGAAGCGCGAGCGCTTCGGTTTGTCTACTCCCGCATCAGCGGGAATGAGGAGACAAGCCCCCGTAAGCACATCAAGAGCGTGTCCAAGGCATTGAACGCCATTGGATACAGCCGCTGGGACGACTTTGACGGTTCTGATCTGGTGCACGGCAATCTGAGCTTTGACGACTACAAGGAGGACGCCAATGGCTAAGGCTACCGCGAGGGTTGTTGAGAAGGTTGTCAAGGAGACTCAGGGCATTGTTCTGGAGCTGACGCCCGAAGAGGCGGAATGGCTTCGGGACTATGTTGGAATGAGCACTTCTAGCCGAGAGGCCTGTAAGGACATCTATGACGCGCTCTGCGCGCCTACCCAGACTGACGACGGTCCGGTAAAGGTCGGTGACAAGGTGCGAATTATCAAGGCGGCTTTCAACGACGGATACAACGATCGTATTGGGCACGTTAACGAGATTGACGAGCATGACAACAACGCTCACTATCGCGTGAGCTTCTCTGATGGCGATTACGACTGGGCACGCACAGTTGAGCGAGTCTACGACTAAGCCGCCTATCGGCGACGTGATCCGGCACTACTTCCCAGACGTGGTGGTGCCGGACTCCGGCAGGACATGGGAAAAGATGTGCTGCCCGTTCCACCAGGAACGGGAGGCGTCAGCATCAATCAGCCATGAATTCAACTACTTCAACTGTTTCGCCTGTGACGCCTCCGGCGATTCATGGGCCATTATCCAGAGGGAGGAGAGTTGCGATTTCCCTAGTGCCGTCCAATTCGCAGAGGGAACTCTGGGATACAGCCACAGCGAAGTACGCGGCGGCTCTCCAGTCAAACGCCGACGCTTTGGAGTATCTGAGGAAGCGCGGCCTGTCTCAGGCCAGCGCAGTATCCTTCAAACTCGGCGTAGTCGCCGAACCTTTGACGGGTCATGAGCAGTACCAGGGCAGGCTTGCAATCCCCTACCTGACGCGCTCAGGCGCGGTAGGGATGGCCTTCAGGTGCATTGCCCATGACGACTGCAAGGCCGCAGGACACAAGCAAAAGTACTTGTGGCCCGAAGGCCAGACACGGAGAATGTTCAATACTCCGGCACTCGATATGCCTTCGTCCTTCATCTGTGTCTGTGAAGGCGAGATGGATGCGATCACCGCATCCCAGTGCGGCCTACCGGCCGTGGCCATTCCAGGTGTACAGAGTTGGCAGGCTTTCTGGGCCAGGCCCCTGAAGGGCTATGACGTCGTCTACATCCTCCGGGATGACGATGATGCCGGACAGGGCATGGCCGACAAGGTCTGCCGTGACGTGCCTCAAGCACGTCCAGTCGCCATGACCGGCGGAGACGTCAACAGCTTTGTGCTGGAGCACGGTGAGGGCGCCCTGAGGGCGCGGATTGGGGTGTGATGACGCCGAAGGTGCTTGATCTGTACTGCTGCGCCGGCGGAGCCGGAGCCGGGTACGCACGAGCGGGATTTGAGGTCCATGGAGTCGACGTGGCCGACAGGCCTAATTACCCGTACAACTTCCGCCGGCGAGAGGTCATCGGCTTTCTGACCAACCAGGCCCGATGGTGGCTCAGGGGCTTCGCCCTCATCCATGCGTCTCCGCCATGTCAGAAGGATGCTGCGATCACGAAGGGGACGAACGCGCATCTGCGCGAGACGTATCCAGACCTGTACCAGCCAACCAAGGATCTCCTTGAGGAGATTGGAGTTCCCTACGTCATAGAGAATCCGGCCGCACGGCCGGACGTCGTTCTCTGTGGCGAGATGTTCGGGCTAGGTGTCATCCGACACCGGAACTTCGAGCTTGGCGGTTGGAAGATGGAACAGCCCAAGCACATCAAGCATCGTGGCCGTGTCCGTGGCTATCGCCACGGAGAATGGTTCGATGGGCCCTACGTGGCCGCCTACGGCCAGGGTGGCGGCAAGGCCACCGTTCCGGAGATGCAAGAAGCCATGGGCATTGACTGGACCGACGTCCGCGAAGAGCTGACTGAGGCGATCCCGCCGGCGTACACGGAGTACATCGGGAAGCACCTGATGTCTTTCCTTATGGCCAATTAGTCAATACTTGACATGAAGGAGCACGCATGAGTAACGAGAACGAAGACTTTGATTTCGGTGCCATCTTCGGGGAGTCGAAGGCAGAAGAGATCGAGATTGCCGAGATGGAGACGGTCATTCGTGATAGCTGGTCGGCTATCACCCACGTCGCCGGAGGCGTCTACAGGGATGCCCTTGCCAATGGACTGCCCCCGGCAGTCTCTGAGTACGTGACAAAGGAGTTTCTTTACAGCTCCCTGACGGCACTCCGGAAGGAGGGCATTTGAGCAAGACCATTGTGGTGGTTCCTGATATCCAGGCACCCAAGCATGATAAGGCGGCTCTCGCCAATGTGGTTCAGTTCATCGGCGACATTCAGCCTGACGAAGTGATTCAGATCGGTGATGCCCTCGACTTCGAGGGCCCTGCCCGATGGACGAAGGACACCAGGGAAGAGTATGAGGGCGACGTCTTCCAGGAGGCCCATGACTTCCGGGATGAGTTCATTGCCACCATCCGGGCCCGGTATGACGGGCCGTTCGGAATCATCGAGGGCAATCATGACTTGCGCCCTCGCGCATACCTTGAGAAGTATGCCCCGGCCCTTGTCAGTAAGGACCGCACTTACTGGATTGACGTCATGTGCGACTTCGAGGAGTACGGCGTCAAGCTCCTTGACCCCTTCTACGAGTTCCATCCTGGCCACATTGCCACCCATGGCCATCTTGGGCGGATCGCCCTTCGGCCCGTGGCCGGCATGACAGCCCTCGGGGCTGCAATGCGATTCAACAAGTCCGTCATCATGGGCCATACCCACCGTATGGCCGCCATTCCCTATACCACTGGCGTTGGTGAGGCACGAACCATCTGGGGCGTTGAAGTCGGCAATCTGATGGATCCCGCTCAGGCGGGATACCTGAAGGGCACTCCTGGCAACTGGCAGCGTGGATTCGCTGTCATCCATTGCGCCAAGTCTGGCGCTATCCAGCCGGAGTGCATCTACTTCCGGCCGGACAATTCATTCGACTATCAGGGCCAGTGCTGGACTCCGCCAGGAGCTCCAGCTAGGGATGCCAATGGACGATTCACGAAGAAGGGGGCTTAACGATGGCAGTTGAGAAGGGTCAGAAGTACAAGGGCAACCTGTCGGGGAAGGTCTACGAGATTCTTTCGGACGTCTTCCAGATGGACGACGTTGACTATGTGGTCTGGCGTGAGCCGTCGCTGCGCGGGGGAAATCCTCAGGTTGACACCGTAGAGAGCTTTAAGGACTCTTCCCTTTACACCCTGATCCGAGAGCCCAAGTTCAAGGTTGGGGACAAGGTGGCCGCCTATAGCGACAACTGGACTATTGATGCGGTCAGCTCAAAGGCTGACCCTTATGGAGAGTTTGTCTATATTGGCACGAACCTAGATGGCTACTTCCAGACCATCTATGAGAACTCCATTGCCAAGGCGGCTGAGTGACTACCATTCCTTCCGTCGACTGGACGGAAATCAGCGAGATTGCCATTAAGGTTGGCCGCAAGGTGGCCAGCCGCTGGCCGGGCATTGATGCCGAAGACTGCGCTCAGGAAGCGCTGAAGGCCGCTATCGCGCGCCCTGCGCTCATGACTGACAGGCAGGAAGACAAGGGCTTCGTCTTCGCCTTCATGGAGAAGGTTGCTACCCAGTACGCATCCAATGAGCGGTACGAGTACATGATGCGCTCTGCGCAGTACATCTACACCCCGAAGGAAGTCAGGCGACTCCTTGAGGGATTCTGGAATGAGGATGCCCGCTCCGTTCCGGACGGGGAGGATGACCAGATCAATCCGAAAACTGATTCTGCTACCGGCTACCTGGACATGGACTCTGCCATGAAGGAGATGCCAGGAGACGATGTATGGCGCCTTCAGCGCCGCTACTTGGATGGCCTTGAGTATCCCAGCCCCGCCGCTCGTAAGGCGGCTGACAGGGCGGTAGACCGCCTTACGAAGCTCATGAACTACCGCGCCAACGGCGCCGGCCCGGAACGGGGCGTCAGCCCCAAGGAGGTGCGACAGCCCTTCTCTCCGGTTGTCGTTACCACGATGGCGCCCAAGGCGCCGTACACAGGTGACGTCAGTCGCGCACTGTGGGAGGTGAGGCCCGGAGAGCGGGCCGAGTTCACGACTGCTCGGAATCGTGACACACGATCCGTATAAGGAACTCTGGAAGACGTACGAACGGCGCGGGACACCCCGCGCCGTTCTGGAACGACTCAAGAAGGTGGCCGGCCGATGGGCCGGAGAGAAGCGACGTTAGGAGCATAGTGACTGAGATCAGCTTCGTGTTTGTCGACGGCAAGAAGGCCAAGTTCCGAACCATGGCAGTCAGGTCAGACCTTGTTGAGTACCTGACTGACGTTGACGCCAACTCAGAGTTCTTCTCCTTCTACCAGGAGGACGGCACCCTGACTTGGGTTGCCTTCGATCAGATTCGCCACTTCTCTGTGAAGGAGATTGCTGTTGTCTGACACTTGGTACATCTCAGGCCCGATGAGGGGCCTGCCCGACTTCAACTATCCGCTGTTCAATGAGGTTGCCAAGACACTTCGAGCGGCGGGGTTCAACGTCCTTAACCCCGCAGAGAACTTTGATGGAGACACGTCGCTGGAGTTCAGCGACTACATGTATCAGGATCTCACCCAGCTTATGGGGTCCAACGGAATTGTGATGCTGCCAGGATGGCAGGACTCCGAGGGCGCACGGATTGAGTACATGGTGGCCAAGTCCCTTGGCCTTGAGGTCAAGTTTCACGGCAAGGCGTCCCAGGATGAGCCGGCGGAGATGGTTGCAAGCCGGATCGTCCGCAATGGTGAGCGGCAGGCCGTGTACGGCCATCCTGCCGATGACTTCCGCCGCACGGCGGCTATGTGGTCTGTCACCTTCGGCGTTGAGGTCACGCCACTTCAGGTGGCGATTGCCATGGGGCAGTTGAAGATGTCCCGACTCATCGGGACCCCTGGACACAGGGATTCAATCGTTGATCTGATCGGCTACGCCGTTTGCTATGAGCGCATTGCGGAGTTGACTGAGTGAACGAGCGGGACGCATGGCGAACCATCTGCATGATGGAGTACCGGATTTCAGGCGATATGCAGAAGGCGACAGCCCTTGCAGACCAGATCACAAAGGGCATTGCCCATGAACTTGCCGAGAAGATTCGTAGGCATCCGTTCACTGACATGGACTTCCCGTCGGATGCCGCTGACCTGATTGACCCCGAGAAGAGCTAGGCAAGACAACGCCCCCCGTCCCTGAGGACGGGGGGCTTCTTGCGTCTGGCGGACGCCGGTACTGCATGGCCATCGTACCGGGTAGCCTCCCGGCATGACCATCGAAGACACAGAGTACGACCTGGACGGTCCCGGCATGGCCGGCAAGACAAGGGACTTCGGCTCCGTGCCTGAGCTTCTGGCGAAGCTGGAAGGCAAGGTTGCCATGTACGAGCGCATCGCGCGTGACGCTGCCGAGAAGGCAGGAGACTTCGAGCGGGCCGCTCAGGCGGTCCGCGAGGGATCAAATTCGGTCATTGTCGGTCGTACTACATACAACCTGCGTGCAGAGGCTACTGACTGACGGGTAGCCAGCTACCCTGAGCTTGCTCCTTCACCACCGTGACGTAGGAGAAAACTCAATCATGACCCAAGCGGACAGCGTCTCTCAGACGCTGGGAAGGTCGCTTGAAGAGACGCCGGGAGCTCCCTCCCGGTCCTTCAGGCCGTTCCCTGCCCCGGCGTACTCACCCTTCCTGCACACGCCCTCACGGCGTGGCGGGCCCACGGTCCAAGAGGACCCCATCAGCCTGACAGACCCTCTTGAGCACCTTGAACCGGTGCCTGTTGAGGGGTGCCGCATCTGTGCGGCACTGGGCAGGCAGCGCGCCGAAGCGCGCGAGGCAGGAGACCTCTCGAAGGTCTCTGACTGCAACGTGGAGATCTATCTCCACCCCCACCCCAAGAAGCGCCGGGGGCGGGGCTGATGAAGATGGACGACTTCAAAGCCGCCACAGCGGCGGCTGAAGCTGCGGAGAATGCCCTTCGGGATGGACTCCTTGCTGTGGGAGTCCCGGAGAAGACCCTGGACCAACTCCGGTCAAGGGTCCTGGCCAACGGACGATCCGTTGTCATGGTCGGCTCTTGGCCGACAGAGGTTGCAGAGAAGGTTGCTGCGGCCCTTGAGATGTCGGCCGCAGTGATGCGGATACCTGAAGACACCTAAGCAACAAAAAAGAGGGCCCCTCCTGCCGACACAGGAGGGGCCTTTTCGTGTTTCTACTGGTGGTACAGAACGAGGGAGATCAGGGCAACGACTGTTGCCACTACGCCGGCCACGGCAGCAGACCATGCTGCCGCACGATTGCTCTTCTGCCTTAAGTCCTCTTCGGTCACGAAGTCAGCTTGAGCCGCTTCAACGGCCCTGAGTCTGGTCTCGTGATCCTTCGTGGCGTCCAGGACGCCATCCAACTTCACAGTCAGCCTCTGAACGTCACCACGCATACCCACGATCTCTCTATACATGTCGGTTGGAGTGATGGTGACGCTAGAGGACTCTTCCCCCATGGGCGGTTAGACCTGAGCCGGCGCCTGAGGCGCGACAGGAGCCGGAGCGGGGGCCGAAGCCCCCGTGGCCTTCTCAACGCTCTCAGCGAGCTTACGGAGCTCTTCAGCGGCGCTGTGACGCGCCTTGGCAACCTCCGCTTCGACGTCGGACTTGATGGCCGCGTACTTGGACTCAATGGCCTTCGCGAGCTCAGGATCATGGGTCTCGACAAAGTCAACGACGCCGTGAGCGTCGTGCTTCAGAGCCTTCGCGTTGCCGCTCTCCACATCTGCGGCAACCTTCTGAGCCGCAGACACAACCGGCGCGGTGACGCGCTTGAGAACGTACTGAAGGGCGTTGTGAAGAGTCACACCACCAAAGACCAGACCCAGCAAGTCATGAAACGAGGGGTACATTACAGACCCACCTTCTTCGCAATAGAAGTGAGCAGAGTCTTCAGCTCTGCGACATCGGACTTCAGGGCCTCGATATCGGCAAAGCCCTTCATGGCTGCGGCGTTGGTCGCAGCTTCGTGCTCCCCAAGGGAGTGCTTGACCCCGTCCACCTGGGACGGGATGGACTTGGTGGCAACGGCGTCATAGACGCCGACCAGCATTGCGTAAGCGTCGGAAGTCTGGCCGTTCTTGTACGACCAGACATCAACAGGTGCAGGCAAGGGATCTCCAATCGTTGCCGCCGCAGTAGCGGCGTAAGTGAAGCCAGCCTTTCCCTTGAGATTGGGATCAGCGGTTGTGACGCCTTCCTTGAAGGCCGGAAGGCCATAGCCGTACACGTAAGTGTCCGTGCGGACACGGGTCTTGTCGTAGACCCCGTCGCCTTCGGCAGAGCCGTTGGTGTTGGTATTGCCCTCGTAGACATGGATGTTCGTGCCGTCATACGAATGGACAATGCCCGTATGGGCGCTGCCACCAGCGCCGTAGAAGACTTGGGCGCCAATCGCCGGATAGTCGCTCCAGCGACCCTTGGCCTGGAACCAGGCAACGCCAGTTGCGCAAGACGCAGTGACCGGGTACAGAGAGGCCATGTTCGCCTTCATGGCGCACCAGGCGACATAGACGCAGCACCAGGGCTGTCCATCGGACCAGCCAAGTCCAGGGACTTGCTCAGAGTACTTCTGAATGTTGTCCCAGCCGGAAGCGTTCTTGCCCTCGTGATAGCCGACTTCACCGGCGGCTATCGTCAGGACTGCATCAGCGCTGAGAAGCGCTGCGGGAGCAGGAGTAGGCGCCGGCGCAGGAGCCTTGGCCGGCGGAGCTGGAGTGGGCGCCTGAGGGCGCGGGTACTGCCCATAGTCGGCAGTCTCTGCCGTATCCCAGTCGGCATTGCCTGACAGGGTCGTAGACCCATCCTGGTAGATGCGCGCGTGAGCGCTTATCTTGCCGTTGGACCAGGCAACCGTCTGCCATCCGAACGTCGCCGTGGCAGGCGAGCTAAAGACGTCCTCCAGGACGTAGTACCCGCCATAGATGCCGGTACGGCTCAGGCCGATGACTGAGGCTACGCCTCGAAGATACTCATTGACCGTGTGGAACTGCGTTCCCTGAGCATCGAAGTCACAGCCGAAGTAGATCGGCATGTTTGACGGGAGGCCTACAGCCGCCCGTTGGACTTCAGCGGCAATGGCGTCAGCCACGCCAGCGGCCTTGCCGCTCAGCATGCGATTGGCCGAAGACTCCCAAACGACGACCACGCCAAGGCCGTTGGCCTTGTAGTCGGCTACCTCTGCCTTGGTAATGTTCTTGGTGGAGTCAGGAGACAGATAGCGCGCAACGAAATGCGCGCCGGCCGCCTTTATCTGCGCGGTCGTAGGGCGCGACCACGCTATGTCTACGCCCTTGAGCGTCATGAGGCTCCTTAGCTGAAGGTCGGGGGATTGACGTTGGTGTCGGTCGCGTAGGACGTGTTTGAATAGCTGTACTTTTGCACGCTCACCGTGATATTGGTGTAGTAAGTGGGCCAGACAATCGCCTTTAGGGTCTCGTAAAAGGCCCCTGCGGCGGCATCATCCATGCTGGACCCGGGAACCTGAAGGGTGACCATTGGTTCTGCGGCCTGATCGCTGTTTACCGAAAAGCTGTAATAGGTCTGTGCATCAGTGGTGGACATGATTCCCCTTAGCTGTTAGACACCCATGTGCACGTGAGATACGGGCCATAGGTGCCATTGGTTGTGGTCGCAACTGCGGTGCCAGAGGTAGCGGCCATTTCCACATAGTCACCGACATTGAGCTGTACCAGGGTGCTTACGTTCATGGCCTGAGTAATGCCTGAAACGCCGATGGCCGTTACGCGGCCACCAGGCGCGAAGCTTCCGTTCACCAGAATGTCTAGGATTCGATAGGTGGCGGAGTTACCGCCCCATCCAAGGTTTGCAGTCAGAAGATAGAGGCCTGGCACCTGAACGGTGTACCGGGTCGGACTAGCCCCTGAATGACCGCCGTAGTTGTCATAGATCGTGGTGTCCATCACTAGGGTTGTCTGGGTTGAAACAGTCGTAGAACTAGTGCAGTACCCCTTATATCGGGGCGGATTGAGAAGGAATCCCAAGGGGTTGTACATCTGGTTGTACAGGTAGCTCTGACTGAGGGGCGTACCGACAGCAGGAGGTGTCAGGTTGGGAAGAGTGAAAGTCATTGCACCTCCTTAAAGGCCGATGAGCGGCGTGTAGCCGCCGGTGAGAGACGAGTTGTCGAAGCAAGACGGATACGTGCCGCCGGGCGGCAATGCGATAGTCCCCGGATTAATGTCGCACAGATAGTCATTGGTGCTGTGCGACTTGGTTGTTGCTGAAGCGAGCGTGACTTGCACGCTCGTGTACCCAGGAGAGACAGTCTGGACAGACAGGACTGTCACAGTCTCGGCGTTAGCCGTGCCGTACCCCAAAGTCATCTGATACCCGGCACCGCCGGGAATGACATACTGAGCAGCTTCCAGGGAGAGCCCGTTGAGCGGGCCCACAGTGACGACAGTCGCCCCGGCGCTCACGCCGGCCGTAAGCTTCCCCCAGGTAGCCGAGATGACCCCGTACTGATACTGGGATGCCGGAGACATCTCGAAAGCCGCCTTGAGCGTCTTTCCTGTGTCGTCGCCAGACCAAGTCACTTTCTCGATGAAGCAGGACAGGGACTTGGAGGGCGCCGAAGTAGGGCGCCTGTTCACCATGACCAGATCTGCGAAGTTCAGCGTCATCAACGCCGAAAGGGCATTGGGATTGCTGGCACACTCCACATTCAGTCCTGCGAGCCGCGTATGCGGATCCTTGAACTGAGACAACAGATAGTCGGCAACGTTCTTGCCGCCCTGAACAACCTGGGGATTGGTTGTCTTCTGAAGCGTCTGAGGGAAGTAATTCGCCTGAGACGTCGCATCCTGCGACTCCTGAAGGCTGTTCGCATCGGTCAGGTCAGAAGACCCATCACAGGTGACCTGGATATCATTGAACAAGTGCGCAGGGTCTTGTTCGAAGGTGATGTCTGCCTGGTAGGGGATCTCGCCGGCAGAGACGTTCTCTCCGAACGTCGCCCTTGGTGAATTCTGAATCCAGCGCCAAAGCTGCCCATACAGAGTCGGGACGCCATTACGGTCAATGGCGAACTGACCGACTTCAGTGTCGGCAGACTCCTGCAAGACGTCCAGGGGCGAACGGCCATTCATGGTGACGCCTCCGAGGAAGGCGTCAGAACCGATGATCTGAGAACGGGCAAAGCCCCCGGGCTGGAAATTGGCCTGAGTCATGATTCTGTTCAGGCGATTGCCGTTGCTCTCGCCAGACCACCCATTGGAAAAGCCGTTAGAGATATCGATCTGAGTGGCCACAGACAGCTCAGTCTGCCACTGGGCAACCCATGCCATGTCGCCGTTGAACGGCTGGGTGTTGAGACCAGCCGTTGTGACATAGGAGCCGATGGCGTCAGTTGTGTAGGTGTTTGAGAAGACGCTGGTTGCAGACGTTCCGAAGAACCACGTTCCGTCGACAGTCAGATGGATGGTCTTCCCGTCGGAAGACAGGGAAGCGATAGCACAGTGCCAGTCCCCGTCTGTCACGGTGACATAGGTGTTGATCCTGACAATGTTGGTCCCACCAGAGTTCTGGACGTTCAGACCGACATTGCCGTTGCTGTTGATGTACAGATAGGCGCCCGACTGGTCGCCAGAACCAGTGGCGAACCCTGCGGAGTTCGCGCACCACAATGACGACAGGCCATAGGTGCTGTTCTGTCCAGGGACGAGACTCGTCCTGAAGCAGACCATTCGGGTCCACCCGCCGCTAGCGGGAAAGGCGACGCCTTTGCCAGCGTAGGTCGCCCATTGCAGGTAGCTTGCGCCGGAGGTGTTGCCAAGGCTTGCAGCCTGGTTGTTGGCCATGGTGATGACGGGACCCGGAGTGTTCCAAAGGGTCCCGTTCTGATTCGTGCTGGAAATGCTGACATTGGTCGTGATGGCAGAGCCGACCAAGTCAAGGCCAACAGTATTGCCATTGAGGTCATTGAACGCTTTGGCGTTCGCAACATCAGGGGCCGTGCCAACGGCGCCCAAATCCATCTGGTACGTGGTGTTCTGAGTCTTCATGTAGTTCGCCATGACATTGGCGAACGTGAGCTGGCTCAGGGGAGCCAGGGCATCAACTGCGGTGATGTCGACAAGACCGTACTTGCCGTTCTTGTCGTAGCGCTGAGGCCAGCGCTCAACAAAGCCTTGCCACATCTGCTGCCAGCCACCAGAAGTAACGTATGCAGTTGCCGAAGAAGACTCCTCGAACTGCCACGCAGTGGCCTGGACAGTCGTTGCTGCGGTCGTCGCCTGTTCGGTGACGACGACAGGGATTGCAAAGGCGGCGCCGGCAGGAGCCGTACCGGACACAGTCATCCGCCTGTTGGCGGTTGTGAGAGCCGTTGTGGTGGTGGCAGAGCCACCCAGGAGAGAGCCAGTCAGGGAGTAGAACGCGACCTGAACCTGAACGTTCAGGCTGGACATGCCTCCGGCCGCAAGCCGGAGATCTACTCCGGCCGAGTAGGCGCGGCCGGCCACCACGGTCACTGCGTTGTTGTCGGTCGTAGACCAGGACTGCGTAGCCCCTGTAGGGCCGTACACGGCCCCCGTAGACGCTGCGTTGGGCAGCGCCCAAGTGATGGCAGTAGTAAGGCCAGACTGCGACGCAGACAGCCCTGAGGCTGTCCCCAGCGTCCCCGTGGAAGCTGCCTGAGACTGAGAGTTCGTCCCATTGGCCATCCACGGGTAGGCAAGGTTCCTTGTCGGGTTGGCCATGAAGACCAGCCGGCAACGCCGGTACGGCAGAACATAGCCGTTGAAGAATGAGGACGTGTTGTCGGGATCAAACTGCCCGTCAAGATTGTCCAGAGTGAATGTCAGCGATCCGGACTCGATGGAGTCCGACTCGTACTGCCGGCCAGCAAGCGTGGCTTTCCAGGAGCCACGCAGCCTCTCAGAGACCGTGTACCAGTGATTGGGGGCCGTCGTGTTGCCTCCGGCATTCCAGGCAATCTGCACGAGGACTCTCGGCCAGGTGCTGATAGTAGCGCCACCAGTGGTGGCGAAGCCGGGAGGATTGAAAGTCACGACGACCCCCTTTCGTTACTGGGCAAGTGAAAGCCCATTGGACCGGTTACGACGGTTGTACTGAAGGGTTGCCTTCTGCATTCCCTTGAAAAGCGTCTGTCCGTCAAGCTGGAAATAGATCTCCTGCTGAAGCGGGACGCCATTGCCGCCGTTGGCGGCTGCGTAGGAGCTGTAGGCGCCTGTTTCGAGCATCACAGAGCCAAGGTCTGCTCGCTCTGAAGCGAGATTCCTAGCAAGGCTTGAAACACTCGCATGAGCCAAATGAGCATGGTCGTCAACACCCTTTGCGATGCCCTCAGGGATCGCCATACCAACGACGCTCGCGAAGACCTTCGAAGGCGAGTTGATGCCCAGGAAGGACTTGGCCGCATTCAGTGCGGACGAAGCGAGACCCTTCAGGGAGTTGAAGAGGCTTCCGGCGGAAGACTCAACACCATTGATGATTCCCCAGACGATAGAAGAGCCAATGCTCTTGAACCAAGAGCCAACGTTCTTCACTGCGTCCCAAGCCTTCACCAGTCCATTCCAGATGGACGTAGCAATATTGCTGATGACGCTGACTATCGAGTGCCAAGCACTCGTGAGCGGGTTAATCATCGCGGTCTTGATGGAGTTCCAAAGGCTGACAGCAGAACTCCGGATGGAGTTCCACCTGGAAACCAGCCATGTGTATATGGCGTTCCATACCGACTTCAGGAAGTCGTACACAGCCTGGATAGGCTGAACAATGTATTCCTTGATGAAGGCCCAATCGCCCTTGGCGGTCGCCTTCATCTCGTCCCAGACCTTCTTGAGGAACGAGGATATCCAATTCCATACAGTCTTGACCACGTCCATGATCTGCTTATGGAAGTGATTCCAGAGAGCAACGATCGCAGCAATGTACGGGAAGAAGATGACCAGGAGCAGTGGCCACCACTTCTTGAAGAATCCAAGGATGGCATTCCAAATGGTCTTCGTGAAGTTGACGACGCTGTTCCATGCGCTCACGATCGGATTGACGACCGCGTGCCACGCAGTGGCGAAGAAGTTGGCTATCGCATGCCATGCCGTAGTGATGGCGTTGCCAACCGCATTCCAAGCCGTTATGGCTCCGCTCTTGATCCCGTCCCAGACGGTCTCAAGGAAGTGCCAGACATCTAGTGCGACTTCCTTGATGAGTCCCCAGACCTGTTTCCAGTGGGTGGCAAGAAGGAGAATCACAACGATGATGGCCGTAATAGCGGCCACCCAGGGGATTGCTTCCATGACAGCCGCTGAAGTGATCCATGCGTACATGGCGTAAGTGACAGCCACAATGGCGCCCACCAGGGCTGTGCCAATCAGGATTGCCAGAGACTCAGCAATCGTCTTGTGCTTTGTCAGCCACGTGACGACAGTGCCGAAGGCCTTGGCCATCTTGGACACCCAAGGCAGAAGCACGTTACCGATCTCAATGCCCAGAGCTTGCAGGGAGGCCTTCGCCTCCTTCATTCTCTGACTGAACGTCGCCTGAGTTCCTGCCCATGCACTCTGGAATCCGGAAGCGCCCTTGGCGACTTCCTTCACCTTCGAGTTGTACCGGTCAAGCTGTCCCAGAAGGACAGCGAGGCCTGAGCCGGCCTTCTTGCCGAAGATCTCAGTGATGGTGGCGCCCTGATCCTTGGCAGTGATGCCGGCAGCACGCATGTGCTGCATCAGGTCGTTCAGGGCCCCTGTAAGGCCATGCTCTTGCATCTCCTTCTGAAGGGATGTCGTAGACAGTCCCATGTTCTTCAGGGCCTCAGTACCCGCCTTAGCGGGGACCGCAAGAGCCTGCACAGCCATACGCAGATCAGTAGCGGCGTTGGCGCCGCGAATGTTGTTGTCACCAAACGTTGCCAGGGCGGCACCAACGTCATTCAGGGTGACGCCATAACCCTTCACAATGGCGAGGACACCGGTACCCATGGCGTCGGCCAAGTCCTGCATCTGCATGTCACCAGAACCGACGATGGCATTCAGGGCACCCATGGCCTGGCCGTAGTTCTCGACGCCAGGGATGCCGGACGCAATAGCAGCATCAAGAGCGTTCTGAACGTCCACCAAGTTGGCGTGGCCGACTGCGGCGCCTTCCGCCGCAACCTTCAGAATGTCCAAGGCCTTTTGACCGGTAATGCCGGTTGAGGCGAACGACGACTCAACGTGATACAGGGACTCCGCCAGGGAGTCCGGGGAGAATCCGACTTGGCCGGCAAGGGCCAGGACACCATCACCAAGGCCCTTGATCTTATCTTTGCTCACACCCGCCTGAGTGTTAAGCTTGGTCATCTGGTCCTGGAAGTCTGCTGCCATTTTGACCGTGCCTACAGCCGCAGCAGCAGCGGCAATACCAATGCCCATGACTGCGGCCTTGGACACGCGGCCGAACTTGGAGAACGAGGTTTCGCCTTCGGCTGCGGCCTTTCCTGTCTCGGCCTTGATGTCCGCCATGGCGGTCTTAATACCTGTGGACTTGCCAAGGAACTCAACGAACACCGGAGGCAAACCGGCCATGGGTTACCCCCTTACAGTCGTATGGCTTTGTCCCAAGCCTTCATCCAAATTGCTTCCATGCCCTTTGAGGCGGATTCAACGCCGGGCTTGAAATACGGGTACTTGCCCTCAACCTTGCTGCGGTACATATTCGTGGTGGAATGAGTACCGCCAACGCCTACACCGCCCTTGAAGCCACCAAGAGTCTTCTTGGGCCTCTTGACGCCGCCAACGGCGCGGGAAAGGTGGCCCGTAAACTTTCCAGGGCCACCACCCTTGGAAACGTGGTGAGGACTTAGGTGAAGATTCACGCTATTGTCATAGACGCGGGACTTCCCGCGCTGATCCCAGCGTGGCCGACCACGCATCTTGGACCGAATGTTTTTCTTAGCAAGACTCTGTGTCGCCTTCAGGGCGGACACGGTGGCCACATCAATGCGTTTAGAGACAGCGTCCAGGGCGGCGTGAAGGTCGCCCGCGATGACGCGATACCCAAATTCAGCGGGCATTGGCTTCCGCCTCTTTCTCCGCCTTGAACTCCTTCACAATTTTGTCCACAGCCAAGAGCCAGTCCAGCTCAAGAGCCGATTCCTCTTCCAGCTCAGAAGGGCGGCAATGCAGGAGACTGCACAGCCGCCATAGCCGGTACTCCTCCATGGGGAGTTCATGAATGGGGTAGTCCATCCCCCCCAACGCAGCCTTTAGGCGTTGGAGGGAGCGGTAGGGGAATCAGACTCGGTAGTCGGATCGAAGGAGGGGTTAAGCCCCGACTGGTAAGGCGCAGCCGCCTCACGCAGCGCGTCAAGCGCTGCGCTGGGGATGTCCAGGAGTCCGTCAGGGGTAATCTCCTGAGCAAAGCTCCAGCCGCGCACAGCGGCGCAGACCAAGCGATCCTGGAGCTCTTCGAGGATGTCGAACGAGTCTCCCATAACGGCGGCAATCTGAAGCTGTTCCGCCTGAGTCATTTCCTTGCCCTGTGCGGTCTGCACAGCGTTGACAAACTCAGGGTGAGACGCAAGCTGCGTCGACAGCTTCTTGATCGGTCGGCGCATTCGCTCCGTGATGTCAGAGACGGGACGGAAGTCCGCCCAAGCGCCATTCGGAAGACCAACCCGGTTGGGGACAGTGATGTCAAGGGCCATTAGTAAGTACCTCCCGCAACGGCGTTGGTAAGCGTCGCCTTGATAGGCGAGTAACCGCCAGAGGCTCCAATGTCGGTCGTATTGGCATAGGTCTTGTAGCTGACAGGCAGCTCAATGTAATCCTTGCCGTACGAAGGCGTGCCGCTGTCCCAAGCAGCAGTACTGCAATGCAGCGTCAGACCAGTCTGAGTGGAACCCGTACCATTGGTAAACGAGAACTCCACAGGCTGAATGGTCGAAGACTGGAAGTTCGTCCGCTCCGTGTTGTTCTCCATGACCAGCGTGAGCTTTCCGCTCACGTCAATGTCGCCAGACCAGATGGCGTACGGGTCCTGAGACCCGTTCGCACCACGAATGACCTCAACATTCCTCTTGATAGTCATCTCACCATCGATCACAAAGACCTGAGTTCCGTTGACCTTCGTCAACGTGGTCCAGTTGGCAACCGGCTTCACGCCGGAGAAAGACGCAGTCGGCTTCGTGCCAGTGGCGTACTTCCAGCCCATGCCCTTTGCGGTGTACGAGAACAGGCCATCGGCAGTCCACTTGAAGCCAAGCTCCGAGAGCTTGACGCCGGGGTACTGCCAAGTGCCCAGGGGGTCATCAATAGTGAACGTCAGAGAATGCCCCTGAGTGTCACCAGAGCACAGCGTGCTGAACGCAGTGCTATAAGGCGCAGCGGCGCCTGTAGTCGTCATGTCGGGAAGAAGCGACTGGATAAGGAATCCGAGAGAGTCGGCGAAGACGTCGCCGCCAAAGTCAAGCTCAGATCCCTTCTGACCCTGGACAAGCCCAAAGGAAGCAACCGGCGCACCACGCTGGCCGGTGTCGTCAATCAGGGTGACGTCATCCTTGGGAGTCAGCGTCTTCCAGGGAATCCACTGAGTGGGGACAACCGCCGTACCCGGCGTGGTCTCCTTGCCAACAGAGAATGTTGCAAGATGTGAAGGCTTAGGCATTCTCTACCTCCTTCTCGGGAGGCGTGACAGCCTCTTCAGTAGTGGCCCAAAGGCCATCATCGGGATTGTGGTCAAGTTCGTAGACACCGCCCGGAATCGGAGTGATCCCAAACGCGGGGTAATACCGGCCCTCAGGACCGGAATACTTGAGGTGCATAGGAGCACTCCTTAAAGGACGTTCATTACGTCAATGGTGATTTCAACGTCAACGCGAGGGCCCATGTGCTCCTTGTCCCATTCCGGCGTGTAGGTCACAGAGGCAGGGCGGGCACGGTCAACAAGCCCGCCCAACGACGGATCAGACCTGACGTAATTGACAATGAGATTGGTGAGCGCAGAGGCGCGGTTCATCACAAGGGCAGTGTCCTCACCACCACGGATGACAGACACACAGATGGACTGCTGATAGTCCTCGCGAAGCCACAGGGGGCCACCCGTTCCCACGGTGGCCTCAGGACTATAGGTCTGATGTGTAGACCCGATATAGACGATGTCCTCAGGCTGATAGGTGCCAGGCTCTCCCTGGCACACCAAGAGGCCATCAGCCTCGGGATCGGGCGTCAAAAGGGCCGTGAGGCCCGTCAGAAGGTACGTCTGCGCCGCAGGGATTGAGGACGCTGGGATGTCCCCTATTGGGTATGTCATGCGATCCCCGGCGGGCGACGGAACGGAGACCAGAGCTCAACAACACGATCGGGGAGGGCGAAGCCTGTCGGCACAACGCCTTCACCAAGCTCTGCTGCCGCGCCAATGCGCGGCCTGCCCGCCTGTTGAGTCATGGACCAGAGATGCCGGATGAGCTCAAGTGCGCCAAGGCGCACCGTGAACGGAACGCTTGAACGTCCCGACGTATAGACAACTTTGATGTTTTTCGCCCCGATGGCGAACATGGCCGGCTGACCGCCGAAGGTTCGGCGGGTGATCTGGCCAGTCTCATAATCGGCAGTGAATGCAAAGGCGTTCATCTGGGAACCCAGGGGCTGTTCTGTCAGGGGGAACGCCGACAGGCCGTAATACTCGGTCGCAGACTGAATGGTCTGCAACGGAAGCCAGTCAGGGACGATGGTGTTCCCGCCACCATCAAAGAACTGGGTGTGCTGCTCGGGCAGGAACGGCCCGCAGACGTCACGGGCCTGGTCTGCGGCCATCAGGATGAAGCCCTGGAGTTCGTCATCAACCGCTGTGTTGGACAGCGGGATGTTCAGGTGCTTCTTCACGCTGTTCAGGTCTACGAGCTGTTCAACACCCATCGGGCGGACAGTGAACTGTCCCTCGGAGGCAAATCCGATACCCGTACCGGTGGCGGTCCACCGGAAGAGCCAGATGCCGGCCGCAGAGGCGGCCGGCACGACTGCGGCGTACCCGCCGCTGCCAGTGGACGCCGTTGCAGGCGTCGACACAGTTCCATTCGGGTCCGTGACCGTAAGGGTCACGGTTGGGGTTCCAGTAACCGGATTCCCATTGTCGTCAAGA